TTTGTATTATCAAATTCTAACACTTCATCAAGTTTATATCCAGATCCACCAAACACAATATTAAATCCTGTAACTGAACCTGAAGATACTGAATTTAATTCTATTTTTTGATCTTGAATTTCATTAGTTTCTACTAAGAAATCATTATTTGCAAAATCATCTGCTACTTTATATGGAAAAGTATTTCTTAATAAGTTATCTTTATTAAAATCAAAAGATGTTTGCAAATCACCTGTAACATTAAAAGGTATTTTTGCAGATCTATAACTATTTCCAATAAAATATGGGAACTGTGGAACATCATTAACATCTACTACCGCATGATATGCATAAACACCATTTGGAAATTCTAATGTTTTTTCAAATCTACCGTTATGTTCATCTAAATCTCCACTATCATTAAAAACATAATCCTCTATAAAAAATCCAGAATCAAATCCTGTTGGTCTATCAATAACATTATTTGATGACTCTTGATATCCAGAAACTAGTCTTCTCCTACCAACATCATTACTAGGAGGATTTGATGGATCAGCATAACCAAAAGGTCCATAAATTGGATTTCCATCATATGCCCATCCTATGATTCCTGATACTTCTTCACCACCATCATTAAATGGACTCGTTGAATATCCTGTGAAAGTATATTTAAGTTTGTTATTTGATTCTTCTAAATGTTGATTATCATCAGTATCATGAGTGTTGAGAGTTAATGCTCTAACGTTTGAATTGAAGAAACTATTTCTTCCTGCAGAAACCACATTTATAGATGAATTTGTAGAGTAACCAATTCCACTGTTAATGATAATAACATCGTCTATCTTTTGATCTTTTAAAACAGGTCTTAACTTAGCACCTATACCTTTTCCTGAAGGATCTATGATTTGTAAATCAGGAACTGAAAAATATTCATTTCCACCAAATCCAATATTGATTTTATCAATTTGCCCATTATTAATAATGGGCTTTAACGATGCATTTTTACCATTTTGCAATCTTATAATTGGTTTTCGATGATTATTAATAATTGTTGATCCATATCCCGTACCATTTTCATACAAATATAATTGTTTTATACTCCCTCTAACTTTTGGAGTTATTTTAATTTCTGCTGTTGCAGTTGTTCCAACACCGACAGCATCAAATTCTACGAATACTTTTATATCTGGATACTTGAATGTTTGAAGTCCTGTGCCTGTAGACTCTAAATTAGTTACTTTACGTCTATTAAAGTTTGAAGTAATAGATCCCCCAACTCCAGCATTACTTAAACTAAATGAATCATCATTATTCTTCAATACATAATATCTGGTATTTGTGCTTAATCCAGAAATATTTCCATTATATTCAATTAAATCACCATCACTGAATCCATGATTTACAAAGTTTACTGTATCATTTCCTGTAGAAATTCCAGTTGGTTTTACAAATAATTGTCTATTCGTATATCCATCACCACTATCAATAACTTTTACCTCAAGTAAGGTGTTTCGAAGTCCAACTTTAAAACTATGATTACCTAAACCAAAACTAGAATTAAAGTTTATTTTATTTGAGGATGTAAGATAATCATTAAATGTTTCATATAATTCTATAGTATTATTATTAGTCTTCTTTGGATAATATATTGCACCATTTATTAATCTGTCAGTTCCTGTACCAACAATTCTAATTGTATCTGTAGTGCTAGAATCATATATTATTTGTTCACCATTTATAAAATTATGCTCATCTAAAAATGTTATTGTTTCAGTAGTAGTATTAATACCACCACCACTTGTTGTAGGTAATGTATTAAAGAATTCTTTTCTAAATCTTGTCCCTATCACAGGTTCTAATACACACCCAGAACCATTTCCACCAGTGACACCAATTGAAACTACTCTATCAACGTCAAAAGATTGAGGGTCAACAAAAATTTCTTCAACCTTACCAGTAATTACTGGTTGAACTAAAGCGGTTGTTCCAATACCTGTTGTTATGACAATATTTGGTAAATTAATTACATCAAAATCCTCTCCACCATTTAAAACATCTACAGATGACAATGGTCCAAAATATATTTTGTCATTTGACTTATAATTCGTAATTTCAACACCATTAATTAACATCCCTGTTTGCCCAACAGGTGTTAAATCATTATTACCATTTTTAATATTTTGCTCTAATGGAAATTTTTTAACTAATTTTTGTGCACCTATTTCGGATGATCTTTGTGAGAATAATACAAATTCATGTGTTCCATCATTAGTGCTTTGAGAGAAAGTTAAATTTTTACCATCATCAATACCTGAAGGAGATCCAAATAATTTTATATCTTTTTTATTAGGTAAAACTTCAACAAAATATGATCCTGTTTCTAAACCAACTAAAGAATCTCCATCAATTGGACGATAGAATATCTTGTCACCAGTTCTAAATTCCACATCCGTTCCAAATCCTATGACTGTAAAATCTTGTTGATCGTTAGATGCTCCTTTAAGTTCTCCTTCAGCAGGATTTGCTAAATTTAAAGACACAAGGTTTCTGCTTGCTGTTATCTTATTGAAATATTGAAAAGGATTATTATTCTCATCAATTGAATATGAGGGTAGAGAGTTTGATGCTACGTATGCATTTTCATTTTCAGTATATACGTTCTGTACATCAGAAACTAATACATCATTACCATATTCAATTGGTGCACCAGAACTGTTTGGTTTATTTAATTTTTTTCTTAATTTAAACTTTGTTTTATCCTCTTCAGTTACAAAATCAGATATTACTCCATCACTTAAATCGACTGTATTTTTAACTAGATCGACTGATCTTACAAAAATGGTATTTTCTGAAATTATGGAGGTATTTGATGCGATACCTACAATTTCAACCTTATCACCCTTTTTTATACTTGAACGATCTATAGGACTTCCTAAAGTAAATATGGTGCCTTTTTTATCAGTTATAAAATATGATGAACTCGTATTGTAAATCCAAGAATTACAGAAAATTTGTTTAAATGATTCATTATTGTTTTCTACTTTATCACCGATGTTTTTTACAGAGATAACTTCACCTTCAGTGACATCTATATTACCTTCTTGTTCGAACCGAGACAAAACACCCGTAAGTCTTAAAACAACTTTTTTATCTAAGTCTCCATCCTCATACCCAAAATATGTAATATCCGATCTTACATTTTGTATTGGATTAATGGTAACAGCTATACCTGTGCAATTCAAAAACTGGTTTACTGTTTTATCAGTATATGTTATTGTATTACTTCCAGATATAATTGTTCCTGCAGTTGTAAAACCAACAGTTGAATCAACAGTAAGTACACTTGAATTAGGTTCAACCTTTTCTAATGCCTTTGAATTGGGAATGATAATAAAATCACCTTGAACATCAGAAGTTTCATCATATCCTACAAACAGTCCAATTTTATAATAAGTTGAAATACCAGTCAATCCAGAATCCACTCTTTCAAAAGGTTCAATCTCAGATATTGATGCGTTGATAGTTTCATCAATGTCACTTCTGAATAGTGTTTGTCCAGTTAAACCTTTAAGTAGATTTTGTCCTCTCAATTTACTTGGATCACCAGATAAAACTTCAGCAACACATACTTGCCTTCTAATATAATTTGCTGTGGATGGTTTTATTAATCTTTCTTCTAAATTTAAAATATTTGGAGATAATCCATATAGAACATTGAATAAAATTCGAAATGACTCATTAGTTCCTTTTGTCTGATATAATGATCTTGCTTCCCTTATAAATGTACCAACATCTAAATTAGATTGAAAATCTGTTCCTTCTAAACCAGGTAAAAATGTTTTTTTAAATTTTTTATAAAATTCTTTGAGAAATAAAGAACTTAAATTTTGAACTGTAGATGAATCTTCATGCTGTGCTGCATCTGATGTAGAGAAAACTAATTGTTCTTCATCAAGATCTGAGTGATAACTGGTAATACCACTAAACCCACGAACACATCCAGTAAAAGTATTTGTAGTAACTCCAGTGTAAGTAATTATCTCATCATCAATCTTTAATAAACCATATTGATTTGGAAATCCTTTTGTGCTAGTAACCGTTACAATTCCAGCACCAACAGTAGTAATACCAGATGTAGTGGCACTATCAACTATGACTTCGGGTGTTAAATTATCTACATTTAAGTATTTTTCTAAATTATCTGATATATCAGCAGAACCACCTTGATACTCTTGAGAAGCATAGTATTGTTTTAAAAAATCAGCCGTGAGAGGACTCTCATCCCGAATGAACTCAGGAAGTTGATTTGATAATATATCCTGTATTTTTACTTTACTTACAATACCTGTTTGTATCATGTTCTAATTATTTTACCATTTGGATAACTTGAGGAATAAAAATCTCTAGTAAACTGGACACCAGAAATTTCATCTCCAGATGTAATAACATCCCTAACCATATTTATTGCACTATTTTGGATGTTAAGTGAGACGTATAAATCTTTCAACCCTACAACATCATTAGATCTTGGAAAAGCTTGAACTTCAACTACGTTGTTTGGTTTTTCTGTAGATACAAAATTAATTGTTGATATATTTACCTCACCTTTTTCATAGTCAATTGAACCAGCAGAAGAAACAACATTTAATATGCTTCCATCTTCTAAAATTTTAATAATTCGAAGAACACCCGTCTTTAAATCTGCGTTTGGAATATCAGATAGATACAAAGTTGATGAATTACCAAAAATACTAAATCCTGTAGATTTAATGTTAAACCCATTTGGATCTACGTAGAATTTATTACCAAAACAAAGTTCATATTGTGCAAATTGGTTTGCAGATATTTGCAAATTCCTTCTAATTCGTATTTTCGTAATATTTGATGTTATTGAACTATCTGTGTCATCAATTACTTTTAAAAGTTTACTATATTTCAATCTTCCACCAAATTGGTTCAAATTTATTGATTTTGAGTACTCTGTCAAAGAATTAACTACTTTTGTTTTTAATAAATCTGCTGTACTGACAAGAGAACTGTTATAATAGACATTTGAATCAAGTTCAACATATAAAATTTTCAAATCGACGATTTTTTGATTAATTCCCGAAACAGTATATTGTTTTAACTTGGATAAAATTTGATTTTTTGAAAAATCGGATACAAGATCACCATTTTTGGGTTTTATACTAATTACAACCGTTCCAAACTCTGGAGGATCAAGTTCTTCACCACCAACTACTGAAACTGACTCTGTATTTGGATAAATTTTCTTAATTACAGACTCATAATCCCTTGCAGTCACTGCTCTGTTCTGTGAAGAGTATGTAAGAGGTGAAAAATACTTGATTGAGTCAAGTGGTTCGACATTTCCACCATTTTGTGCCTTTACAACCGTTGTAATTTCGGGAACATCAACTAATTCAACATTTATTGCACCAGATTTGAGTTTTCCAGTAAAAGTAAACCTCTGAGCACCATTTCCTTCCTCTCCATCGGTCACAAGATACCTAACTGTGATCCTATCACCGTCAGTATTCCCTCCAGTTCCTAATTTTTTACCAAAAAACCCATCACCAAACTTTAATTCATATTTTTCGTCTTGAATTTCGTTAATTAAAAAGATTTTTGAGTTTGAATCAACATTTACAATGTCATTTATCAATGTATATTGTGTTCCATCACCAGTAGCAGCACTTTCTTTCACAAAAACTACAATTTTTGACGTATCAATGAAAGGATTATCTAAAATAAATCTCTGATCCAGTGATCCATCAAAAGTAAACTCCTTTTCAAGGTAAGTTCCTTGATAGATATTAATATTTTCAAATTTTGCAACGTTATTTACGACATTTGTAGTGATTGCTTCGGTAATTGCAAAGGTATATGTCTCATTATCAATGTCTCCAGTGCATACTAAACCTGGTTGTAGTGTAACTGAACTAACATCATTGGTGATTTGTACATCAAAGGATATTTGTGCGTTTGCTGCCGTTCTAGACCTTGGTGTGTAACCTATATTTCCTGCTAATGACACGACATTTTGTCTCAAAGTGGCCGAATCTAGAAAAGATTCATTCACAACCATATTTGAGTTGAATGCTGTGATGTAAGTATTGTATGCAAGAGTGTCAATTAAGACAGAAAAGTTTGAACCATCAAAATCAAAGTCCGTAAAATTGGAATTTGCACGAAGATAGTCCTTAATTGACGTTTTTATCTGATCGAAATCAAGATTTGTGAAATTTGAGAAAGGCATTTTACCTTGTTGCCTCTAATATAAATGAATATTCTTGAGTTGGTAACTCTTGACCGACTATATCGTATACAACGAGGATTTCAAATTCATTTTCATCTGCTGATGGATCAACTTCAACCTTTACATTTTCAACTCTTGGTTCAAAATTTTTGATTGCAGTCTTAATTTGGTCTTGAATGATGTTCGCTGTACCAAAATCAACAAAATCAAAAAGACTTTTGTATACATCTGATCCAAAATCTAGATTAAAAAATTTTTCAGTCGGTATGGTTTCGACAATATTACGCACAGATCTACGAATCGCACTCTCATTCTTAAGAATCGTTAAATCTTTTGTAACTGGATGGGGTGAAAACGATAAACTTATGTCTTTAAACGCTTTTGAAACCCTTCTGTATGCCATTAACCAAGTTTTATATTTATTTATACCGTTTTTTTAAAGAAAATTATCCAAGTTCTGGTTCAATATTGATATTTACGTTACCTTCTTGCAAAAATGCAGTATTTCCTGCTCCAATATTCGTGTCAATTGCCCTTTCTTTTGCTGTTTTCCAGAAATAATTCTCTTCTGAACCTAATCCGTCACGATCATGACCATTCTCCACCTGATAATACACTGTTGAAACCTTAAAATCAGGAATCTTAGGTGTCTCAGGAGTGATACTGTTATCATATATTCTCATTCTGTTGTTTGGATAGAGACAAAACTGTCCATTATCAAGTTCTAAGAGGTTATGACTCTTATGTTCAGCTGGTTGTTCACTTGTAGAGTAATCAATTGCATCTACATCTTGATGATAATTGTCTAAAGTGCAAATATAAGTGCCTGTTTGCG